TACTAATGAAAAATGAAAACAATAACACCCAACCTGACTTCTCCCTCGCTGAGAAGTGGAATGGTATTGCTGCTATCGTTGGCTGTGTCGCAGCCTTTGCTAGCTACACTTTCACTGGGCAAATCATTCCTGGTATAGTTTAAAAGTTAACAAAACTAAATAATTACTCGTAACTTTATTACCAAAGGAAAACAAATGGGCGACTTAATGGCCGCATCAGACAGTATATCTCCACTAACAGCAATCTTATGGTGCTTCTACCCTATGGCTGCTTTAGTATTAATTGAACTTATTATGAGGGCAGTTAATGATGATGATGACGATGATTTCCAAGGTGGTAAAGGAGTAAGATCTACACAAATGGAACCGATTCCAGTTCCATCAGGTGCTTGACTTAAAGGTAGAAATACCTATATAATTACTGTAGAGTATTTTTACCTAGTCAAATGCCTCAACTATTTTTTCTTTCAATTCTTGGTGCTTGGTATATGTTTGGCACCAGTATAACTTCATTAATATATTCATAAATGTTTCAACTGCTCCACCACTGCACAATCGAATTATTTTTGACAGTGGTAGCACTTGGAACTCTTGTTATCTTAGTAACCGCTTTAACCTACGATAAATGATCCCCACAGGTCTCATATATATTTTGAGCTCTCTTGCTGGTTCTCCAGGAAGAGACTTGCTTGAGTTCAGTTTTTTTGTTACAATAGGAATAACCGCAGGATCTCTTGGTTTAATCTAATGCCTAACAACGTTACATATGATCAGACTGATACCATAGTTAATGGTACTAGTAAAAATGAATTTGATGAATTGGGAAAGGAATTGACAGAGGAAAAATTTAAATTAAGACAGAACTCTTTAAGGTTATTGATGGCGAACTTTGGTTCTACATCTCCTGCAACAGCAATATATGAATGTGCTCATGAGTGGTGCGAGAAACAGCATACTACTAATGGGCTTGCCAATTATTTTAAAGCATACTATACTGGTGATAAATATAAACTGTCTTAAATGACAATACATAGAATTAGGTTATCTAAAATGCAAAAGTTAATCAATGTACTTGCTGTTGCGTCTGCTGCTGTATCTGTTGCCGTTGTTGGCACTGGTGCTTACGTTTACGTTAATAAAGACGCAATAATAGAAAGCGTCACAGAAAAAGCACTCGGATCTCTTGGTAGTTTTGGTGGTGGTTTAGGTGGTGACCTTCCTGTAGGTACTCCTGACCTTGCTCCTACTACTCCACAAGCTTCTGTTGCACCTTCTGCTGGTTTAGGATCTCCTACTTTCTAAATAAGAAATAGTTATTCTATTTCTCCATGGCTGAAGTTCGTAGTGACGTAAAGGAAGAACATAAAGAAGAAAAGAAAGGTCTCTTTGGTAAAGTTAAGGCCGCTATAGTTCCAGATGCTGAAGAACAGGCAGCGATCATCTCTACGATGGTCAGGATTACTGTTCTTGGCTGGTCTGGGGCTATTTTAACTTTAAATTATGTGGCCATACCTGGTATACCACAGCAGAAAATAGATCCAACATTTATAGCCTCAGTTTTCACTGGAGTTTTGGCTAGTTTTGGGATTCAAACAGCATCCAAAAAGAATGATGGAACTATGAAGATGGATAAGGCTGGTGGTAGTGGGCCTAATGGATCTATATCTAAAGCAGATATGGAGAAGTTGATTGAGAAAGCAACTCAAGCAGCACCTGCTCAGACAATTAGAATTGAGCAAGCACCAATAGCAATTACGCCAGTAGTTCCTGACAAAAAGAAACCACCTACTGTATAATTTAATATATACTACGGTTGCAAATTACAAATGGCATACTCGATTACACTTCGTTCTCCCGATGGAGAAGAGAACGTTATAGATTGTGAAGAAGATCAGTATATCCTAGAGGCGGCTGAAGAGGCAGGTCTAGACCTTCCTTCTTCATGTCGTGCTGGTGCATGTTCAGCATGTCTAGGTAAGGTGTTAGAAGGAGAAGTTAACAATGATGAACAATCATTCTTAGATGATGATCAATTGGAAGAAGGATGGTCTCTATTATGTGTAGCGACACCTGAATCTGATTGTATTATACTTACAGATCAAGAAGAGGAATTAGACTAATGGGTTTACCCGATAAAGCACAAAAAGTATTTGATAAAGTAGCAGCATGGGATAGAGACCTTGCTAAGAAATTTCAAAACAAGTTTAACTTGACAGATTATCAAATGTTGTGTATAGCCTTTGCTAAAGGATTTGTTATTGGTGCAATTTTATTATGACGAAGCATTGGCAAGATAGATTTAGTGAATGGTTAAGAAAATTTTGGGTTGATGAAGAATACAATAGAAAAGTTGAAGAGGCTGAGAAGAAACAATTGTTTCTTCAAGGTCTTAAAGACAAAGGGTATTCTTATGATTCAGGAAATGAATGGTGGCAAAGAAAATGGATTACTAATGGTGGTAAGGAATCTATCTTAGAGGTCTATCAGGAATTAGAGAGTGGTAATTGGAAACAATTAATGATTGGTTATGGTGATCATGTCTTCTATGAAGAAGAAGTAAATGGATGATCAGTATGAATATCTGAAAAGACAACATTATTTGGCAACTCATATGGAACTTACTGAAGAGAATGTGATTAGAGTTCTTGAAGAACTTCAACCTTACATAGAGGCAGATGGTGGATGGTTAGAGTTTGTTGAGATAGAACATGAGACAAATATTGTTAAAGTAAGATTAGGTGGTGCTTGTTCTACATGTGCCATGAGTGCTATGACATTGAAGCAAGGTATAGAAAGTAAATTAAAGCATGAGATACCTGATTGTTATGGAGTGGTTCAAGTATTATGAGTGATACTGAAATTATTGAAGGAAAGGTAAAGACTGTATTTACTACATCTGAACCTGATAAAGTTCTCATACAGTATGAGGATAGAGTTACTGCTGGTAATGGTAGGAAGATAGACTTTCCTGAAGGAAAAGGAAAGGTCTGTATGGAAATCTCTGCATTTCTATTTGAACAGTTAGAGAAAGTAGGAATTAAAACTCATTACATTGATACAATTCCTGAGAGAATTATGTCATGTAAGAAGGTTGATATTATTCCAATAGAAGTTGTAGTCAGGAATGTTGCTGCTGGATCTATAGTTAGACAGACTACATTAGAAGAGGGTAGGGTTATTAATTGGCCTTTGGTTGAGTTTTATTTGAAGGATGATGCTAAAGATGATCCTCTACTTACAGAAGATCGTATTAAGTTGATGGGTTATGGTGAATCTATAAGACCTTTACAGTTTGCTGCTAGAGAAATTAATGCTATACTACAGGATATCTTTAATAAGATAGATCTTACACTTGTTGATTTTAAATTGGAGTTTGGTTATGATTCTGAACAAAATTTACTCCTTGCTGATGAACTATCACCTGACGGAATGCGACTCTGGAAGAAAGGAACAAAAGAAAGTTTCGATAAAGATCTTTTTAGAAAAGATGAGGGCGATATTGTAGAAGCATATAAGATTATCCTTTCAAAACTTAGTCAGTGAGTCCACACACAAATAGGTATTTTTTACTACTTTATGCTATAAATATATGCAGTATGGGATTGAAACTATCATGCCCCTGACTCAACAAAAGCATTACACAGTCGGTTATCACGACACTCAACACCATCATTATGAGATATGTGAGTATGCAATGGATGCATACGAAGCAATAGAACACAGTAAAGAGGATGTATCCTATCTAAGGGATCATCCTCATTTTATTGATTACTGCACCAGCGAAGAGGTTGATAACATCTCTCGTCTTATGGCAGCAGGTATTCCAATGGGACATTAATTATGAAACATCAAATAATGTGGTGGATGAGTAGGATCACTATCATGCTCACCTCACTATTTCTATCAATGACATTAGCAGCAAAAGCATATGCTGCAGAGATTCAAATGGGTTCTAATGGTATGTTAGTCTTTGAACCTTGTGAGTTAACAGTTGCAGTTGGTGAAAGTGTTACCTTTGTCAATAACGAACTGCCTCCACACAATGTTATCTTTGCAGATCATGATGAACTCTCACATGGAGATCTAGCATTCACTGCTGGAGAAAGTTTTGATGTTACCTTTGAAAAAGCAGGTGACTATGCTTTCCAATGTGACCCTCATGCAGGTGCTGGAATGAAAGGTGTTATCCATGTACAGTGAAGTAGTTTGGTCAATCAATATAATGATGGCTATACTATTAGTATCTGTAGGTGTTGTAATTTACTACATATTCATGTATGATACATGGTATCCTAATGAGCAACGAGGTGAAGATAGCAGTCTTGGAGA